TGAACAACTCCGGTGACTTCTGCGCTAAACGGGGACGTTTATGCGCACATACAATCCAAACTCTCTTCTCCCTTCACAGATGCAGAGATGCACCTGCGATTTTTTGCATCCAGCGTTTGACCTCTGCGGAGGTGAAGCGTGAACCTCCCACAAGACGGCATCAAATTGCATCGCGGTAACTTCACCGCTATCGGTCAGCAGATCCAGCCTTATCTGGAGGACGGAAAATGCTTTCGCATGATGCTTAAACCGTGGCGCGAGAGACGCAGTCTTTCCCAGAATGCACTCAGCCACATGTGGTACAGCGAAATCAGTGAATACCTCATCAGCAGGGGTAAAACGTTCGCCACTCCAGCTTGGGTAAAAGATGCTCTCAAACACACATATCTCGGTTATGAAACCAAAGACCTGGTTGATGTCGTAACCGGTGATATCACCACTATCCAGTCGTTACGCCATACCTCCGATCTTGATACCGGAGAGATGTATGTCTTCCTGTGTAAGGTTGAAGCCTGGGCGATGAATATTGGTTGCCACCTGACTATTCCACAGAGCTGCGAGTTCCAGCTGCTGCGCGACAAGCAGGAGGCGTAATGACTACACCGCTTATTCGGGTCATGAACGGACACATCTACAGAGTACCAAATCGTCGTAAGCGTAAGCCTGAGCTGAAGCCATCCGAAATACCAACACTGCTAGGGTATACCGCCAGCCTGGTTGATAAAAAATGGTTGCGACTGGCAGCAAGGAGGAATCATGGCTGATTTGAGAAAAGCAGCGCGTGGTCGGGAATGCCAGGTAAGAATCCCTGGCGTATGTAATGGTAATTCTGAAACGTCTGTACTGGCACATATCCGGCTGGCTGGATTGTGTGGCACCGGTACCAAACCGCCAGACCTGATTGCCACCATTGCATGTTCTGCCTGTCACGATGAGATCGACCGCCGCACGCATTTTGTCGATGCTGAGTACGCAAAAGAATGCGCGCTGGAAGGTATGGCGAGAACGCAGGTTATCTGGCTGAAAGAGGGGGTAATCAAGGCGTGAATACTTACCACATCACACTACCCTGGCCGCCGAGCAATAACCGCTACTACCGGCATAATCGCGGGCGCACGCACGTCAGCGCAGAGGGACAGGCATACCGCGATAACGTCGCTCAAATCATTAAAAACGCAATGCTGGATATCGGCCTGGCTATGCCAGTGAAAATCCGCATTGAGTGTCACATGCCGGATCGCCGTCGCCGTGACCTGGATAATCTACAAAAGGCCGCTTTTGACGCACTCACCAAAGCAGGTTTCTGGTTGGATGATGCTCAGGTCGTTGATTATCGCGTTGTGAAGATGCCCGTTACCAAAGGTGGGAAGCTGGAGCTGACCATCACCGAACTGGGAGATGAATGATGTTTGAGTCTTATATGGCAGAACGTCTTCGCCGCCGCTGGGTGCGCCTGCGCTTATATCGTTTTCCCGGTTCTGTTTTGACCGATTACCGAATACTGAAGAATTACGCCAAAACACTGAAAGGAGCTGCCGCATGAATATCCAATATTTACAGTATGTTCGCGAGCAACTCATGGTGGCTACCGCTGATTTGAGCGGAGTAACGAAAGGCCAGCTTGAAGCCTGGCTGGAGCATGCTCAATTTGATACTGGTACATACAAACGAAAGAAGCCGCGCATTCTGGATGAGGTAACTGGCAGGATGATTACGCTGGATAATCCGCCGATTTCCGGTAAGCAGTCGTACGCAAAAGGTTCATCCATTGCACTGGTCAGCCAGGTTGAGTTCTCAACATCTTCATGGCGCCGCGCGGTTCTGTCTCTCGAAGAACACCAGAAAGCGTGGTTGCTGTGGAGTTACAGCGAAAGTGTTCGCTGGGAGCATCAGGTTGCCGTAACGCAGTGGGCATGGAACGAGTTTAAGGCTCTGTTAGGTACAAGAAAAATTGCCAGTAAGACACTGGAACGCTTAAAGAAGTTGATCTGGCTGGCGGCACAGGATGTGAAGAACGAGCTGGCAGGGCGTAAGACCTATGAATACCAGGAGCTGGCATCACTGGTGGGAGTGACATCAAAAAACTGGTCTGAGACATTTACTGAACGCTGGGTTGCAATGAAGCACATTTTTCTACAGCTTGATAGCCAAGCTTTATTGCTTTTAACGAAAACACGTTCAAAACAAAAGACGACATTTTCACAGCAAAGTATTGCAAAACTGGATTAAAAAGCATATATTTCGTGTAAATCTGATATTTTGCCAATGTTGTACGCACTGGCAGTAATCCAAATTCAAGCCCGAGGTTTAAAACTTTGGGCTTTTCTGTTTCTGGACGGTGAGTAGCCTTCCAACCTACCCCAGCCAGGGTGTCTTCAGCTGTTGAGTTGATATTGCTTAACCCTCTGTTGCCAGCTACATGCTGGCTTTTTTATTCCAGGCTTGCGGGGAGCATCAACTCCGTGCTTTGTCGTTAAATTACCCCGTGAGCCTGATTTCTGACATTTAACGTCCCGGCCTTTTGTCGGCGGCGAAACATTGGCTATTCATATGCACGAAAAAGAGAGCCTTGCCGGAGCGTTCTGGCTCGTTTTGCTGATCATCGCAGGTTGGGGCGGTCTGGTCCGCTACCTGATAGATGTGAAGCAGAGTAAAGCAACGTGGAGTTGGATAAATGCTCTGGCTCAGATAGTGGTATCAGGATTCACCGGTGTTATTGGTGGCCTGATCAGCATCGAAAGTGGATTCAGTATTTACATGATTCTCGCGACAGCGGGGATTAGTGGTGCGATGGGTTCGGTTGCACTGACGTACTTCTGGGAACGACTGACAGGGGTGAAAAATGCAAAATCTTAATCCTCAGCGTAAGGCTTTCCTCGATATGGTGGCATGGTCAGAAGGAACGGATAACGGACGGCAGAAAACCAGAAATCATGGTTATGACGTCATTGTAGGCGGAGAGCTATTTACTGATTACTCCGATCACCCTCGCAAACTTGTCACGCTAAACCCAAAACTCAAATCAACAGCAGCCGGGCGCTACCAGCTTCTTTCCCGTTGGTGGGATTCCTATCGTAAGCAGCTTGGCCTGAAAGACTTCTCTCCGAAAAGCCAAGACGCTGTGGCATTGCAGCAGATTAAAGAGCGTGGCGCTTTACCGATGATTGATCGCGGTGATATCCGTCAGGCTATCGATCGTTGCAGCAATATCTGGGCGTCGTTACCTGGTGCAGGTTATGGTCAGTATGAACATAAAATCAGTGACCTGATTTCCCGGTTTAAAGAGGCTGGTGGGGTGGTAAATGAAGTTGAGCTATAAGCTGGTTATCGCTGCATTCTTCTTTACTGTCATCGGTTCTTTCATCTGGTCTGCCAACCACTACTACAGCAAATATCAGTACGAAAAGAAACGTGCTGATGAGGCTGTACGAAATGCTGAATCAGCAACTGCCATTACCAATAACGTCCTGCAATCACTGCAAATCGTCAATACAGTTCTGGAGGCTAACCAGCATGCAAAACAGCAGATCACACTGGAGTCACAGAGAACCCAGGAAGATATCAAAGTGGCTGTTGCGGATGATGATTGTGCTTCACGTCCTGTGCCTGCTGCCGCTGCTGACCGGTTGCGGAAGTACGCGAACAGTTTACGTGCCTATTCCGGCGGTACCGTTGCCAGCAAGCCTGACGGCTGAAACGCCTTATCCTGACATTCCGGATAATATGACATGGGGTAATAGTCTTAATTTAAATGTCAGTCTGCTATCGGCACTTGGCCAGTGCAATCGGGATAAGGCTGATATCAGGCAGGCTGAGAAAAAAAGAGCGGGCTTCTAAGCCCGCATTATGGTGAATATTATGATTTTAAAGTACCCACCAGCGGATCGATTCCGTGGGTATGGTTGCAGCCTCGACTTGATGAACAATTCCCAACTCGGAGGCCCTTCCGGGATGAAGGATGGTTGCCGAAGTGATCAAATCCTTCCAATCAGCAATCTCACTTGGATTTTTCTTTTTTGTTTCAATATCCATGATTTGAATAAATCGATTTAGATCGTCATCGAGGCATGAAGCCCATTCTCTCAATCGTAGGTGATCTGCGCTGGGTGCGGCGAACCCCCAATGCAGTGGGTGAAGAAGGAAGCGAGAAAGTGGGTTGGCAGTTCGCACTTCTCCAGCCATATAGATCACGTTTGCGATTGATTCAACATTACTGAGGTTATGCGTAGTAACCTTTACACCAAGTGACTTTAAAAAATTGTAAGCAGTAAAGCCTGAAACTGTATCTCCACCTTTGCTGGAAATATAGAGCTTAATTTCTGTTGCTGGTTGATTAGTATTTGAAACTGCTTTTAAGCAGACATCCATCAGATTAGTTACAGAGGCAACTGTAACATCTGTCAAAAAATGTACCGTATGGATCATTTTTACTCCTCAATGGCAGGTCGCTAATGCAACAGGAAATGCAAATAATCGAATGTTATTAGAGCATCAAAGTAGAGCCTAGCTCTGTGGCGTGCTTAAGCATTTTGCTTCGTAATGTACCCTCATGGAAAACATAGCGAATAACATAATGAGCTTATCGCGTAAGCTTGTAGAGGATCCCGTGAAACTTACAACCCTAGTTTCTGCTCCGTAAACCCCAAGCTTAAAATCTCTAATGGGGGTCAAGCTATCAGGGTAACCGTGCTCCATTAGACTTGTTAAGGAGTCAATCTCACTGTTAGTGATGTCAGAGTTGTTAATTTGATGTGAACGTTTGTTTCTGAAGTTGTTGAACCTTCGAATAAATTTGTTTAGCTCTGAGCTCATCCCATAGTTCATCGCAAGCTGAGCTTTAATGGCAAAATCCATGTTGATATTTTCGCCAAAACCGCTGAAGAAATCCCTGTTACCAGAGGCACAGATAATCCAAGCTTCCAAGATTTGTTCAATCAAAAGGTGAGTGCGGAGATAGATACCAATGTCATCTTGGGACCGAACTATAGTCATTATTCTATCGGGTTGATGGGATGCTAAAGTCAACTCTTCAAAATGAGTAAAATCAAACATATTGATTCCTTGTAGAGGCTATTTTGTTGCTAATATCTTGTAAATTTGAACGTTTACTATCGATTTGTCTAACAAAAAAATCCTGAGGTTTTTATGGCAAAACCGTAGTGGAGTACGCATCGATTCTGAAAAGGATGCCACATATCGCACGTGAACCAACCAAGAGTATTATGCAATGCCCTCACGAACCCCAAAAGCCTGCCGTGTTCGCGGCTGCCGCTCTACAACCACAGACCCGTCAGGCTACTGCGAAAGCCACAAAAGCGAAGGCTGGAAGCAGTACAAACCTGGACAGTCCCGACACCAGCGCGGTTATGGTTCGAAGTGGGACGTTATCCGCGCGCGTGTGCTGAAGCGTGACAAAGGCCTGTGCCAGTTGTGCCTGCGTGCCGGTGTGGTGCGTGAGGCGAAAACCGTTGACCACATTATCCCTAAAGCGCATGGCGGCACTGATGCTGACTGCAATCTGCAGAGTCTGTGCTGGCCGTGCCATAAGGCGAAGACGGCCCGTGAACGGCTTAAGTGATAATAACTCTCAACTGTCTGAGGGGAGGGGCGGGTCAAATCTCTGTGACCTGACGTCTTCCGGACTGCCCGCCCCATCGTTTTTTTATACCCGCGAAAAATGAAATTTAACCAGGAGTGCCGCATATGGCTGGAACGGCGGGGCGTTCCGGGCGTCGCCCCAAGCCAACGGCGCGCAAGGCGCTGGCCGGAAACCCCGGCAAGCGAGCCCTGAACAAAGATGAACCTGTTTTTACGCCCATCAAAGGTGTTGAGCCACCGGAGTGGTTCGC